TCAAACGACGTGCTTGTTGTGCTTTTTCAGGGTCTTTAAGGATTACAACTCCTCCTTCACCAGCAGGAATTGGTTTAGTGGGAAAGAATGATAAGATTGCTGCATCACCAAATGTACCAACATACTGACCATTTATTTTAACAAGAGGTGCATGAGCACAATCTTCAATAAGGATAACACCACGTTGTTTGCATAGATTTGATATCTCTAGGATATCTGGATTAGGATATCCACCAATGTGAGTAAGAACAATAGCATCAGGTTCATGTTCTAGAGCATTCTTTACAATTCTAATATCTGGCATAAGCAGATTCTTCTTAGAACCTAGAAGAATAATCTCCTTATTAGCAGAGATCCAAGGGAGACAACTAGCAAAGTATGTGTTTGATTGAACTGCTATTTTTTTAATCTGTGGATACAGAACACTGATTGATTGCAGTGCTGTACCACCACTAGAAGTGGTTACACAGGGGCGTTGATAGATTTCTGAGAGTGTATCTTCAAGCAGTTTTGATTGAGGACCTGTAGACCAGAATCCTGAGTGCAATACATCAACCAATGATTTCTCAAGTTGTTCATTAATTGATTCATTAAAGTCTAAAAATTTATAACCCATCATCACCCCTCCAATAGGTTGACCATTTTGGATCTAGATGTTCATTAGAAGATGCGAAACGTAAATCACATGATAGTCTTGGAATCATATTGTTAGTATTAAAAGATGCATGTACAGCATTTAGACAATGGAATACAACATCTCCTTTAGAAATAGTTGGCAATTGCCAAGTGGTTTCAAGTTGATCTGCTAGATTCTTTAGGTCACTGGTAATTGTTCTATCTTTCTTTACCAATGCTGATATAGTTTCAATATTTTTATGTGAATTTTTGAGATAAACAAGTTGACCATGTTGAAGATCAGCAGGTCCAATTGGAACCCAAGCAGTAATTGCTTTAGTATTATCTTTTACACGAAAATATTCTCTATCACGATGAGCAAGGGTACATCTAGAACTAAAATGAGAAAAACTTCTTAAGATGACACGAGGACAAAGAACAGATTGTTCTGAATTCAATAATACTGCTGCCAACCTCTTAAGGATATCTGATTGTATAAAATCATAAAAAGGTTTTGACTTTACAAAAATGTTTGCTGGATGTAAACCAACACCATGACGTGATTGTAAGTTCTTTACATGAGTCCAATCTTTACCATCATATGTATAGTCTCCATCAAACATAGAAAAATATTGACTCCTTACAGAATCAATTACCTCATCAGAAAAAACATTTTTAACTACTAGAAAACCTTCAAAACATTCATCTTTGTGTCTATTAAGAAGGTCAGTTGATTCAATATAATGTTGTGAAGAAGGAACAGTTACTTCAAAAGATTTTTCAGAAGCTGTTAAATTGATTAACATTTCCTGATCATGACCATTGCAATTTTTTAGTATATTCGTATGCATAAGTTTCACGATTACCCTTGATTCCCCATCCTAACCAATAATAAGCAGGGACCATATACTGTCTGACAGTTTTTCCTGAACCCTCAAACTCTGGAAGATAACGTTGGAAGGTAGATTCATTAATCATATAAGCAGTTTGTCCCTCAAGTGAAGAAGGGTCACAATCATACTTATTACAGAACTTACCAAGATTATTGTAACGACCTATTGAGGTCCACTGAATAAGCCCATACCCACCACTATGACAATTACTGTAAGGAACTCTAGCCCCTCCCTCGCATATGTTGGAAAGGAAAAGACTCTCCTGTTTAATATTTCCCAGAATTGTAGAAAGAGCATTACGATCTGTAATTCTTGTTTTGTTTTGTAGTTCCTTGAGGACATACTTTTCTTCTGGAGTGCAATTATCACATTTCCAAGATGCTTTATACTGTACAACTGGAATGGGTTGAATGGATGCCTGTTGTGGCATCTCAGGTGTCATGAAACCCAGGGCAATCAATGCTTTAGCAATCATAGGTAAAATAGTCCTTCCTGTAATAACGACCAAGAATATTGCTATTATAGTAGGCAGGCGTCCCATCTGTCAAGCTTTCAATTAGGACATTATTTAGGAAGAGCTGCCTGGTCTCTTCATAGTTGGTCTTACCTACAGTGGTGTGTAAGGAGAGGATTGTTCTAGTAAAAGATTCTGTTCCATATTTTTTAACATCTGCTTTAAGTTCGTCAGAACTTCCATAGTAGTTGCGCCAGTTGCTTTCAGATGTAACTCTCCTTCGTTTTTTATCTTTATTTGTATCTCTAGGCTTTCGTTTTTGCCAAAAATACTTTCTCCCAATGTATTGTCGTTGGTTTGTGAGATTGGTAATGTTATAAACAAAACCCCAGTAGTCCCCAACATTGCTCCCACTAAAGCAGGTGCCCATATACTTCCAGGGATTTGGATATTCTTTAAATTCTTCCACATAATAAGTTATTCTCCTGTATATAGATTTTTAATCTCTTGAAAGAAAATGACCTCATCTGGAAGATAGAAGTGAGGTCCATGTCTTAAAATTGATTTTTGTTTTTCTGTAAATTGAGGATTCTCTTCCAGAGCAATCTTCTGCCACTGTTTCATGAAACCACCAGTCATCTTGTATCTTTGCTTGTATTTTAGAGTTTAAATCCTGAGAAGGTGTCTTTTTTGACATCTTGCTTAATCCCCCCAACAACATAAGATTCAACTTCAGTCTCTTGAGGTGCAACCTGAAGACCCTTAGAAGAGATCCAATGCTGTGTCCAAGGAAGGGGATTTGCATTGGCAGCAATATCATAGATGGGTTTGAGACCTAGTGCTTTCATTCTACGATTAGCAGTCCACTCAACATACTTCTTGAGAAGTGCATCATTAAGACCAATCATACTACCATCTCTGAATAGATAGTCTGCCCAGTTTCTCTCTTCATTAACTGCTCTCTCAAACATTGCATAGACAGTCTCTTCTTCTTCCTTAGCAATCTCTGCCATTTCAGGATCATCACCCTGCTTCCATTTGTTCAAAATGTTTTGGGTGATAGCAAGGTGCTGATTTTCATCTCTAGCAATCAATGAGATAATCTTTGCAGACCCTTCCATAAGTTTGAGTTCACCAAAAGCAAAACTACAAGCAAAACTAACATAGAACCTGATACCCTCAAGAATGTTAACGTTAGCAACAGCTCTGTATAATTTTCTTTTAACATCCCTCTTGGTCCAGGTAGATGTTGGAGAGTCTTTAAAGTCTGTTTCCCAAAGGTTACCAGTTCCATATTCTTGGGCAGCTTGAATGAAAGCATCATAAGCCTCTGTTACACTCTTTGCTCTATCCAGAATTCTTTCATCAGTTACAATCTTATCAAAGACTTCTGATGGATCTGAATAGATATTTTTGATGATATAGGTGTATGAGCGACTATGGATCATCTCCATAAATCCCCACACTTCCATACATGCCTCTAGTTCAGGTAAGCTGCAGTAAGGGATAAAAGCCATCCCAGGACCACGACCTTGTATGGAGTCAAGCATAATCTGATACTTGAGGTTGGATGTATAGATATGCTTTTGTTCAGGACGAAGTGTTTGATAATCTCCACGATCTTTCTGTAGTGATACCTCCTCAGGTCTCCAAAAATATCCCAGTTGTTGAGTGGTAAGCTTCTCAAAAATAGGATACTTATAAGAATCATATCTTTGGATACCAAGTGGTTGTCCAAAGAACATTGGTTGCTTTTTAGTGTCATGAGGATTACTGTTAAAAACAGTCATTCCCCTTACTTTTTTATCATCAATTGTATTATTCACTGAACTTACCTTAAACTGCACAGGATTCACACTCCCCCTCCTCTACTTGTTCTAGTTCGTTTAATAGACTATTTAGATTTGAAGACTTATCCTCTTCAACCTCATCAGACTTCATATCATGTGTATTTTGATAATATGAGGTCTTCCAACCATACTTATATGTAGTCAAAAGATCACTTGCCATTTGAGAAACTGGGACCTCATTATTGGGATAGTTCTCTGGATTATAGGACCAATTTCCTGAAATTGCTTGGTCAAAAAACTTTTGCATCACAGATACAATATTGATATAACCTGTGTTGTCAGGCATTTCCCACAACAATGTGTAATTATTTTTCAGGGTAGTGTAGGAGGGAACAATCTGCTTAAGAGGACCCTTCTTGGACTTTTTAATGGACAGGTAGTCTCTAGGTGGTTCAATACCATTTGTTGCGTTTGACACAACGGAACTGCTCTCTGAAGGCATTTGTGCGGACAGTGTTGAGTGCCTAAGACCGTAGGTGTTGATAGATTCTCTAAGACTTTCCCAATCATGTTGCAGTGCCTCTGATGTGATTTCGTCTACATCTTTCTTATATGTATCAATTGGTAAGATACCATCAGCATACTTTGTTCTTCCAAAATATTCACAATGTCCTTTCTCCTGTGCAAGTTGATTAGAGGACTTCAAAAGGTAATATTGGAAGGACTCAGACAGTCCATGAACAGCATCCCACGCCTCTTGAGACCCATAGGAGTATCCAAGTTTGGCAAGATAATGTGCAAGTCCAATGAACCCAATTCCAAGGGACCTGCGTGCCTTTGTAGCAACCTCAGCAGCAATGACAGGATACTCTTGGTAGTCAATCAGTTCCTCCAGTCCTCTGACTGCCAGGTCACACAGGTCTTCCATCTCTTTGTCAGATCTAATCTGACCAACATTAACAGCAGAGAGAATGCACAGTGCAATCTCACCAGTATGATCATCAATGTGTTGAAGAGGATAGGTAGGAAGTGTAATTTCCTGACACAAGTTACTCATCTCAATCTTATCCTTAAAAGAGGAGTGAGAATTGCAGTGATCAATGTTCATGATATAAAGACGACCAGTCTCTGCTCTCTCTTTCAGTAAGTTGAGGAAGAGTTCTTGTGCTCCAATGGTGGATTTGGGGATTGATTCATCTGACTCATAACGGCAATATAACTCATCAAAATTATCGGTCCCAAAACTCTCATACAGACCAGGAACACTATGTGGGGAAAATAGGGTGATTTCCTGATTCTGGATAAAGCGTTCATAAAAAAGTTTTGACAGTTGGATAGAATAGTCAAGTTTCCTCACCCTGTTATCTTCTGTTCCTTTGTTATTCTTGAGAACAAGAATATCTTCTATTTCTTGGTGCCAGATAGGAAAGTGAACTGTAGCAGAACCACCTCTGATGCCGTTTTGAGTG